GAGCCGTATTTCTACGACTTGTCTTGAAAGTAAAGACCTATTTTGATACCAAATGCACACGGCTCTGACCTTTTGTTAAAAGGTTTATATATCGTTAAATAGTTCAATTATATTTTAGCGTATATACTTTGGTGTTTTACCCAATTTTACGGTGAGAATTTCTATTTTCCTTAAAACCTTGTTTGAAATCTTAAAGGAATTGACAATTCATTGTAAATCTACTGCCCTCAAGCAACATTTCTTTTTCTAGTTTGTATTTAAACGTAAAAGTTGTGCAGAAGAGTTAATTTCCGTAACAGTATAGTAAACGCCGTCATATACAGGCATCATAACATACGCCATAATTACGACAATTTTTGGATTGCTCACTTGTATTTACCGATACTTTCTTTGTCACAAAATCAAGATCCTATTTATTCATCTACTAGTTCCATAATGTCTGCGAAATCACATTGTAAGCCTTCGCATATTTTAACCAATACCCCAGTGGTTATATTCTCGCTTTTGCCGAGTTTTGCAATTGAAGCAGTACTAACACCGCTTACGGTTTTCAATTCACTTTTGCTCATATTTTTATCAATGAGCAATTTCCATAATTTTTTATAAGAAATTGTTTTAGCCATGTGTTTTTCTCCTATTATCAACTATCTACACTGTTGCGGACACTCTTAAGGAATCCATAGATGCCCTGAGTTTCATCCTGCGTAAATTCAATCAAATGAGCTGTATTATAATCTACTGTGTTAGGTATTTCATTTTCAGCAATTATAATCTGGTTATCGCCACAATTTTCAACCATGTATTTAAACAACGAGGCGCGCATTCCGGGATCTGCCAGTTCGTTTTTCCGTACTTTTTCTTTAAGCGTCAAAATTGGGGAGTCCAAAATAAGCATCGCAGGACGGTAAATGCCTCCATCTTCCAGAGCTTTCATAAGTGAAAACAGAATAATACTGTTCAGAAATGCACGATAACCCTTACCTTCGTCTGATTTGTGTTTTCCATTTACAATTGCATCGTATGTATCGGGGGAAATTCTTGCTGATACACAGTTCGGGTAATTGCACTCTTTCACAATCATTTCGAATGTGTCGCTCCATTTTTTCCACCAGTTCATATCAATATGCTCCATCGGATGAAATACAACTTTTTCACCTTCTTTCTCCATCTCACGATTAAAAGCGTCTGCATTAAGGACAACAGACATTGCATCCACAGCAGACATTTCTCGCTTAATCTGCACAATGCGTTTATATGATTCCATCATAACACGCAACTGAGCGGATTTTGGTTTCAATACTCGACTGATCATCTGAGTGATTTCATTATTCTGCCTATTCAGTTCCTGCAACTGCGCCTCCAGCGCACAAATTTCTTGTTGAATATCCTTTTCCGCTTCTTTTAGGTCACCCAACTGCATCGTTATACGATTCAGTTCAACCTGAGAAGCCTGTGCATATGCAATGCGCTGCTCAGGCTTGTTCTGCATTGAGCTATCACAAAACGGACATTTCACGACCTTTTTGCGCTGAGAGTCTTTTGTTTCACCGTCAATTATAAAGCGAAGTCTCTTCACATCAGAATTATACTGAGTGCGAAGTGCCTTGTAACGCTCATTAAGATACGTTGCTTCTTCCAATTTAGAGTTGACGGTAAAAATCTCTTCCATCAATTTATGGCTTTGCTCAGTAGCTTCATAAATTTGGTGCTCAATAGATTCAATTTCTTCCAATGTAGCTTCTATTTTAGATTCAACATCGGTGTCTTCAACTTTTGCAAGTTCTTCTTCCAAAATCCCACGTTTCTTGGATAAATCCTGGATTTTTTCATTAATGTAAATGATGACAGCATTTTTCTTAGCTTCCTTCAATTCACGGTCTTTCTTACTTTCAGCAGGCACTATTTCATGCAAATCTTCTCCTGTAAAAAGGAAATGCAGTGCTGTTAAGCATGCTGTGATTTTGGAGTGTCTAGGAATATCAAATGCTGGAATTTTCTCGTAGATGTTATCTTCATCAATAAAATACGAGTGAAGAAAGCTTCTATTAGTGAGGTTTTGCTGAACAAACGCCTGCGTAGAAATGATTTGATGTCTCTCATCAATTCCCATCAATTTCAGCAGCATATCACTGTACTCTAATTTCAATATGCTGTAATCATAGGATCCGACCTCATCAAAATTACTTACAACTGTAACTAAGTTATCCCCCATGTCGCTCTTTTTGCCGTTTTTATCATCAATTATCCTTCTAGTCATCTGAACAGTTCTAGCATCCAGAGACTCCAGTGTCATGTGGATAGTATTATAACCAGTGCTTTCTCTGGTGAAAGGCACTTCTGAAGCGCCGAACATAAAATTGATGCAGTTAATAACATAGGACTTACCAGAATTTGATGGTCCATGTAAAATGTTTACTCCTTCATCAAAAGTCACCTGTGAATATTCAACTTTGGGACCAGAGGCTCCTATGCTTTTAATATAAAACCTGCTCATACCCTGGCTCCTTTCCTCAGCGATTCAGCTGACATTTTATTAATCTTATGTATTATAGTTCGTTCTGCAGCATTCGAAACAATCTCCACAATCTTTCTTGCTGTGCTACGATATTCTTCGGCATACTCGCTTGTCAAAGTAGCACTATAATCACGACCAGCATTAGTAATGGAATAGAGAATTCCAGTAGCTGAATTTTCCGGCAATACCATTCCTTCTAAAACCAACTCTTTTAATGCCAGCCTTACAATTTCACGACGAGATGCAAATTCACTGAACTTGTACTGGTTATCGCCGTTTAAATCAGATTCACTTACACCAAATGTAGCCCCGTATGTAACCATGAAATCCGTAGCATAAATCTTGTCCAGGCTTTGGCCACAATCAAACTCTGCCAATAACAACAGGATACGGAGTGAATTTTCAAATACACTATTAAATAGCTTGTTCATCATCTTCTCGCACCCAACCTTTCAAACGATTTTCCCCAACAAGAAAATGGCACACACCTTTTCGTTGACTGTTGCCAATCCACTCCGTTTCTCTGCAAATACGGCATTTATCCAAGGATGTTTTTGTTGCCTGCGCCATAACTTTTCTCATTCGCGCAAGCCCATTTTTCGCCTCGTCCTCCCAGACTTCCGTAACACCCTCGTACATTTCGTCCTTCAAAACTTCGAATTGATCCTTTTCCTTCGTACCGTACAAATCACGAATTCCTCTACGAACAGCTTCTGCTGCAAAATAATATTTTCTCTGATTACTAAAATTTTCTTTGTGAGCAGGATAAGCATCTAGCATATCAATAGTAAAATGCTTAATCCCCTCTACCTGTCCATATGCAGCAAGGAGCGCATCGGTGTAGCTTCCTTCTACGCCAGTAATACCAGTAGGCAGTGGAATAACTTCAAGCTCTGTTGTAGCAGTAACAGGCTTAGCGCTTCTGCTACCATCTAACACGTTATCTCTTGATAAAGAATAGAGATATACGCTTGCCAAAAACATGGCGAGCGTATTTTTTTGTGCGCTTGTCAGAAGCTCTTGCTTCTTAGCCGGTGCTATCCCGTCATCGTCATTAATAACCGCCTTAAATCTCTCAATCAGATCATCTTCACTGCCTTTGAGCAATCGTTTTACTATATTCTTTTTGAAATACTCCTCAATTGATATATGGACTCTGTTATCTGCAGACTTGCTGCGAATAGAACGATGTGGATTGCCTCCAGGCTGTCGATTCATGATTTTACTTGCAGTACCTTTAGTAACCGTGATTGGATCGCCATTCTTATTTGTCAATCCTACCGGCTCAGCAATAGCATCATAAAGTAGATTTATCAAATCTGGAACAGCAATCGCATCTTCCCATGATGTTTTCAATTCTGTTAAGACTGTTGCAAAAACTAGTTCTTTCAACTGGTGACACCTCCAAATGGAAACTTCACTATAACTTAACGGTTACTTTATGTGGCCGATTTTCTTTCCGCATTGAACTATAATTAAATTGTACAAAGGAGACGAAAACGACTCGCAAGATGTAAAGCAACATTGCTATCCTTATATTACCTTTTATTATATCACATTTTGTCGAGGATTTCAACATTATCTCTGCAAACGCAAATATAATTTTTATCGTTTTCGACTGCTGTGTACCCAATTGTAGTCATGTTCGGTACCGACGACATTCCAGTGACTACGATTACAATCAAATATATTTGTGACGCTAGCCACTGGAATGTGCTGGTTGCATACTTGAAATGGAGATAAATTTTCAAGCAGTGCACCACTATACCCTTTTGCTGGTATCTGTTATGTTTTCCTCCGTTTCGAGACAATCAACGGAGGAAATCTTTATGTCAAAAGAAGCCAAAAAGTATTTTATCCCTGTCAACGGAGAACTTGTAGAGGTAAGCGAGGAACTGTATCGTGAGTATTACCGACCCATATGGAACACCCGCTATCATGCCCGGAAGAACGGCGAGTGTAGTTGCACCAAAGCTCAGCTGTGGAAATGCGATGGCGTATGCCCAGGTTGCCCGTTCTACACAGCTGGCAAAAAAGTATCTCTTGACACCGTTATCGGTGGTGAAAACGATGAACTCACCCTTGGCGACACTCTAGAAGACGATTCGCAGACCATCGAATCAATTATTATTCAGAAGGAACTGCTCGAAGCCTTGTATGAAGAACTCGACCGTCTTGATCCGGAAGGAAAGCGTATTTGCGAATTGATGATGTACCATTCCGAGAGAGAGTCCGCCGAAATTATGGGTATGGCTCGTTCAACTTTCAAACGGCACTGGGCAAAGATACGTGACGAGCTGCGGGACAAGCTTAGGGATTACTATCTCTAATAATTAAATTACTTCTCCGGTTGCAGTTTTGTAGCCGGAGAAAATATTTTTTCGGACTGCGGACCACTTTGGCATAATCCCTCCAGTGGATATTGAGGACAACAAAAACAAATTACCTCGGAAAGGAGATTTCCCAATGAACAAGCCTAAAATCAACGAATCTGCAGCTGACGAGGAACTTATCGGCGTGCTTACGGCAATCAGTGTTGTTTCAAAGCGCCTGGCAAAAAATTTGATTCAGCTTGAACAGCAGAAAAAATCTATGGAAGGAGCGACAAATCATGAGCAAAATACGCGAAGTGGAACAGGCAATCAGAGAGTTGCGAGATGCTGCATCATTGTTGAATGATACCGCAAATTGGCTGTACGAGCTCTTCTCTGCCGACAAGGTACAGGAGCATAATACCGATTCAGCAGAGACACAGAAGCAACTTACCCTTGAAGAAGTAAGAGCCGTCTGCGCCGAGAAATCCCGCGCCGGCTTCACAGCAGAGGTAAAGTCAATCATCACAAAGCACGGTGCGGACAAGCTTTCCGTAATCAAGCCGGAGGAATATGCAGCAGTCCTAGCAGAGGTGGAGGTGCTTGGCAATGCCGACTAACCACGCAATTCTCTCGGCATCATCAAGCCACCGCTGGCTCGAATGTCCGCCGTCTGCTAAACTCTGTGCCGAACTGCCGGATACATCAAGCGAGTATGCGCAGGAGGGCACGGACGCTCATGCCCTCTGCGAACACAGGCTGAAAGCCTTGCTCGGCAGAGAAACCACCGACCCAACAGAAAACCTCACCTACTACAACGAGGAGATGGAGCGCTGCGCTGTCGAGTACGCTACATACGCTTATGAGCAGGTCAAGAAAGCAAAAGTAGCCTGCAATGACCCCATAGTCCTTATCGAACAGAAACTGGATTTCTCTCGGTGGGTTCCGGAGGGATTCGGCACAGGTGACTGCGTAATCGTAGCTGACGGTACACTTTCCGTTATAGATTTCAAGTACGGCAAAGGTGTGGAAGTCCGCGCAGAGAATAATCCGCAGATGATGCTTTACGCTCTCGGCGCTCTCGAATTATTTGACGGAATATACGACATATCCGCAGTGAACATGATTATATTCCAGCCAAGGCGTGACAATATCAGCGAGTATGCCATCTCCAAAGAAGAACTGCTCCGTTGGGCTAATGAGATCCTCACCCCGACAGCGCAGCTTGCCGCAAATGGCGATGGAGATTTTAAAGCAGGGAAACATTGTCGCTTCTGCAAGGTCAGAGCGACCTGTCGAAAACTAGCAGAATATAATCTTGCTCTCGCTCGTTACGATTTTGAACCGCCTGCAACCCTTGATAATATCGAAATCGCCGCTATTCTCGCAAAAGCGGACGAGCTTGTATCTTGGGTGACCGATGTAAAAGAATACGCTCTGCGGCAGGCGCTTAGCGGTGTTTCATACGATGGCTTCAAGGTGGTCGAGGGGCGTTCCAACCGCAAATACACAGATGAAAATGAAGTTGTTGAGGCCGTCAAATCCGCAGGATATGACCCATATGAACACAGCGTTCTCGGTATCACAGCAATGACCAGTCTGCTCGGTAAGAAAAAGTTCAACGAATTGCTCGGCGGGCTTATCGAAAAGCCGCAGGGCAAGCCAACTTTAGTATCAATTTCGGACAAGCGTCCGGCAATTCATACAGCAAACGAAGATTTCAAGGAGGAAAAATAATATGCCAAAGTTTATCAATCCCACAAATGTAATCACAGGACCCGATGCAAGATGGAGCTACGCAAACATCTGGGAAGCAAAGTCCATCAACGGCGGCGCACCGAAGTTCAGTGTGAGCCTTATCATTCCGAAGTCCGATACCAGGACGGTCGAGAAAATCAAGGTGGCTATCGAAGCAGCTTATAAGGAGGGCGAGTCCAAGCTCAAGGGCAACGGGCGCTCCGTTCCTGCGCTTTCCGCAATCAAGAATCCGCTCCGTGACGGCGATACAGAACGCCCCGATGATGAAGCGTACGCTAACAGCTACTTCATCAACGCAAACTCCGCAACCGCTCCCGGTATCGTGGACGCAAACTGCAATCCTATTCTGGAGCGTAGCGAGGTTTACAGCGGTGTTTACGGCAGAGCGTCTATTTCTTTTTATGCTTTTAACTCCAACGGCAACAAGGGTATCGCCTGCGGTCTGAACAACTTGCAGAAGATTCGCGATGGCGAACCGCTCGGTGGAAGAACCCGCGCTGAGGACGATTTCGCAACCGACGACGATGATGATTTTCTTTCTTGAGGTGTAATATGACGGAGTTTGAAAGCATAATGCTTGCCGCTTGTTTTGGCATTTCGGTAGGTACGGTCATCGGCAATCTCATCACCGTTATCGGTTCGCTGGCAGCGGCAATCAAGCAGCGCCGCAAGGCTAATCACAAGTAATTTTGGCAGTCTGATACTGCCGGGTGGGCGGGTAGGTCAATTTCGGAGGTTTATATGGAAATTTCAACTTTTAACAACGAAGAATTCGGAGAAATTCGCACTATTCAGGAGAACGGCGAGGTGCTGTTTTGCGGCGCTGATATTGCAAAGGCGCTCGGATACTCTAACACGCGTGACGCTCTTTCAAGGCACTGCAAGGGTGTCGTGAAATGCGACACCCCTACGAACGGCGGCATTCAGTCACTTGGTTTCATTTCGGAAGGCAACGTTTACCGCCTTATCGCTCATAGCAAGCTGCCTGGCGCAGAACGCTTTGAGAAATGGGTGTTTGATGAGGTCCTGCCATCTATTCGCAAGAACGGCGCATACATGACGGAAGATGTTCTGGAACAGGCGCTTGCTTCTCCGGATTTTCTCATTGAACTGGCTACCAGACTGAAAACAGAAAAGGCGAAAAATGCACAGCTTACCGTTTCCAATCAGATCATGCAGCCAAAAGCAGATTATTTCGATATGCTCGTTGACAGAAATCTGCTCACAGGTATTCGCGACACTGCAAAGGAACTCGGTGTAAGGCAGAATGATTTTGTGCGTTTTCTGCTTGACAAGGGTTATCTCTACCGTTCGAAGAAAGGCAAACTCAGACCTTACGCTACATACGTTGACAGCGGCTTGTTTGAAATGAAGGAGTTCGTCAACGACAAGACCGGATATACAGATACTCAGACGATGATAACTCCAAAGGGCAAGGAAACATTCAGATTGCTGTGCATCTGAGAACTAATAGGGCGGTAGAAAAACTTTACCGCCCTTTTTGAGGTGAACTATGGATAAAATCAAAACACTGTCAATTGACATTGAAACATTCAGCGATGTTGACCTTGCAAATGCGGTGTGTACAGGTATGTTGAATCACCCGCATTTGAAATACTGCTGTTCGGAGTTTCCGTGAACGGCGGCGATGTTGTGGTGTACGACCTTGCACATGGCGAGAAGATTTCTAATGAAATCCTCGCTGCGCTGACTGACAACAGCATTATTAAATGGGCTTTTAATGCTGCTTTCGAACGTGTGTGTCTGTCAATGTATCTCGGTTTGCCGTCCGGAGAGTATCTCGACCCGACTTCGTGGAGGTGTTCGATGGTGTGGTCGGCATATATGGGACTTCCGTTGTCGCTTGCCGGTGCGGGCGCAGTTCTTGGCTTATCGGAACAGAAGCTGAAAGAGGGCAAAGACCTCATCAAGTATTTCTGCGTCCCCTGCGCAGCTACCAAGACAAATGGCGGCAGAACAAGAAATCTTCCCGAACACGCTCCGGAGAAATGGTCGCTTTTCAAAGCGTACAACAAGCGTGATGTCGAGGTCGAAATGTCGATACAGGACAAGCTACGCAAATTCTCCGTGCCGGATTTTGTTTGGGAGGAATACGCTCTCGACCAGCAGATAAACGACCGTGGGATTGCTCTGGATATGGCTGTTGTTGAGAATGCAATACGGTTTGACGAGCGGTCAAAGGCGCTGCTTTCCACGAAAATGCAGGAACTTACTTCGCTCGAAAACCCGAACTCTGTACAGCAGATGAAACAGTGGCTTTCGGAGAACNNNGCAGCTTGCAGAGGTTCTGGAACTCCGCCAGCAGCTTGCAAAATCCTCGGTGAAGAAGTACCAGGCTATGAGGAACGCTGTTTGCTCCGATGGACGCGCACACGGAATGTTTCAGTTTTACGGTGCAAACCGTTCCGGCAGATGGGCGGGTCGGCTGATACAGTTACAGAACCTCCCGCAGAACCATATCCCCGACCTTAAACAGGCTCGTGAGCTTGTGAAAAGCGGCAACTATGAAGCCATAGAACTGCTGTACGATGATATTCCGGACACGCTTTCGCAGCTTATCCGCACGGCATTTGTGCCGAAAGCGGGAATGAAATTCGTGGTTTCAGATTTTTCAGCAATAGAGGCAAGAGTGCTGTCGTGGTTTGCTAGCGAGAAATGGAGGCTTGACGTATTCAAGTCCGGTGGAGATATCTATTGTGCGTCTGCAAGTCAGATGTTCCGTGTCCCCGTTGAAAAGCATGGTGTCAATGGACATCTGCGGCAGAAAGGTAAAATCGCAGAGTTGGCGCTCGGTTATGGCGGTTCGGTCGGCGCTCTGAAAGCTATGGGTGCATTGGAGATGGGTTTGTCAGAAGATGAATTACAGCCGCTTGTGGATATGTGGCGCAGTTCCAACCCGAATATTGTTCGATTCTGGTGGGAAGTCGACCGCTGCGTGAAGGATACAATACGACAAAGGCTTCGCACAGACACACATGGCATTCAGTTTGAATATCAGAGCGGAATGCTGTTTATCACGCTGCCGAGTGGCAGACGGCTTTCCTACGTCAAGCCCCGTATCGGCAAGAATAAGTTCGGCGGCGAATCCGTCACTTACGAGGGCGTTGGTGCAACGAAGAAGTGGGAGCGCATTGAAAGCTACGGGCCTAAGTTCGTGGAGAACATCGTTCAGGCGGTCAGCCGGGATATTCTCTGCTCTGCTATGCGGACGCTGCGGAATTATCGGATGTGCGGTCACGTGCACGATGAACTTATCATCGAATGCCCGATAGATACAAATGTATCTGAAATCTGCGAGATGATGGGTAGAACTCCACCGTGGGCAAAGGGGCTTCCGCTCTGTGCCGATGGGTACGAATGTATGTTTTATAAAAAGGACTGAAATATAGTGGACCATTTGTATAATAATTTTCCATATATTATTGGCGGCTCTATCAGCTGTTAGAATTTAAAGAATGGAGGATAATAATGAAATTCACGTTATACACGGCAGACTGCGTAGGCAGTCTGCCTAACAGCATATACCCCCACAAGTGCGTCATAACAGACGAAAATTCTATGAAAGCTGCTGTGGCATTCGACCACGTTGCAGCTGAATATTCAAACAATCATCGCAGTAATACGGATTTTCTTTCTTCCGATAATATCCCAATGGACTGCGACAACGATCACTCCGATGATCCAAGCGACTGGGTAACTCCGCTTGAGGTGGCTATGGCTTTTCCGGGAGTAGAGTTTGTAGTAGTTTATAGCCGTAATAATATGCTTCCGAAGAGCGGCAAATCCCCACGCCCGAGATTTCATGTGTACTTTCCTATCCCGCCTATTACGGACAGCGCAGAATACACAGCCTTGAAAAAGCGCATTGCGGCTGAGTTTCCGTATTTCGACAAGAACGCTCTCGACAGCGCAAGACTGCTTTTCGGAGTTTCTAACCCGCAGGTAGAAATATACAGCGGAGATATATCTGTCGTAGATTTCCTTGAAAATGCGGATTTTGAGAAGTGGGATAGTGACAGTGCGAGTGTACCCGAGGGCAGCCGCAACTGCACTATGTCGCATTACGCAGGGCGTATTATAAAGCGGTTCGGGAACACTGACGAAGCATACAAACAGTTCTTGAAACAGGCTGAAAAGTGCGATCCTCCGCTTGACGATTCGGAGCTTCAGACCATCTGGAACAGTGCCGTTAAGTTCGGCAAAAAGGTGGCAAAACAGGACGGCTATATTCCACCCGAGCAGTATGATTCCGGTTTTGATCTCAAGCCCGAAGATTATTCCGACATCGGACAGGCTAAAGTTCTAGCTCGTGAATATAGTGGCGAACTTGTATTCACGGACGCAACGGATTATATGCGTTATGATGGGATCCGCTGGGCAGAGTCAAAACAGCTTGCTGTTGGCGCTTGCGAGGATTTTCTTGACAAACAGCTTGATGAAGCTAAAACCGCTTTGGAAAAGGCACAGCAGGCTCTTATGAAATCCGGAATAGACAAGGAAACTGTGCTTTCGGGCGGCAAGGCTCTCGAAAAGGCGATAGATGAGAAAAGCGAGAAAGCCTTTGCTGAATACATGACAGCACTTGTGTATAAATCGTTTGTAATGAAACGCAGGGATATGAAGTACATCACTTCCGCATTGCAGGCGGCAAAGCCTATGTTACTGCGTGATATTAAGGATTTTGATTCGCAGGAATTTCTGCTGAATACTCCGGCGGCTACATACGATTTGCGAACTGGGACAAGCTCGGAGCACTCCGCAGATGACCTTATAACCAAAGTGACCGCCGTTTCTCCCACCGATGAGAATGTGGATATCTGGCTTGACACAGTGAACAGCTTTTTCTGTGGCGATGCGGAGCTTATCGAGTATGTTCAGCAGATAGTCGGTCTTGCGGCAATAGGCAAAGTGTATATGGAGGCTCTTATAATCTCCTACGGTGAGGGTCGCAACGGTAAGAGTACGTTCTGGAACACGATTGCACGGGTACTTGGCTCATACAGCGGCAGTATATCCGCCGATGCCCTCACGGTTGGCTGTAAGCGAAATGTCAAGCCTGAGATGGCTGAACTAAAGGGAAAACGGCTTGTTATTGCGGCAGAACTTGAGGAGGGTATGCGGCTTAACACCTCGGTGGTAAAGCAGCTGTGTTCTACTGACGAGGTTTCAGCAGAAAAGAAGTATCGCGATCCATTCAGATATACTCCCACGCACACGCTTGTGCTGTACACAAATCATCTCCCGAGAGTCGGAGCAAATGACGAGGGTACATGGCGCAGGCTTATCGTCATACCGTTCAATGCCAAAATTGAGGGCAACTCCGACATCAAAAATTATGCGGATTACCTTGCAGAAAAAGCAGGAGGTGCTGTGCTTTCTTGGATTATCGATGGAGCAAGAAAGGTGATCGAATGCAATTTCAAGCTGAAAATTCCGCAGTGCGTGAGTGAAGCAATATCTCACTATCGGGAAAATAACGACTGGCTTTCCATGTTCATTGAGGACTGCTGCGAGGTTGACCCATCATATACGCAGAAGTCGGGCGAGCTTTACCAGGAGTACCGTGCATACTGTGCAAGGACAGGAGAATACACGAGAAGCACCACGGATTTCTATACCGGGCTTGATACCGCAGGATTTGAAAAACGAAAATCCAAAACGGGCATTATGGTCTACGGAATCCGCTTGAAATCTGACTTTATGGCAGATTGATAACCTTAAAGGTGCAGGTCGGTGAAGGTCTTAGTATAAAACCCCCTTTAGGGCAGTTTTAATGACAAAAAACACCTTATAGAGGACTTTATGAGATGAGGTTCACCGACCTGCACCATTGAAGAAAAAGGAGCAGAAAATGCGTGAGAAACAGATAGAACAGAAGCTGGTGCAGGCGGTCAGAAAAAGCGGTGGTATGTGTCTGAAATTCGTGTCACCAAATTTTGTTGGAATGCCGGACAGGCTGATACTTCTTCCGGGCGGTAAGATTGCCTTTGCTGAACTGAAAGCACCCGGCAAGAAACCTCGACCGCTGCAGTTAGCAAGGCACAAAGCATTGATGAAACTCGGATTTCGTGTGTACATCATTGATAGAGTTGAGCAGATTGGAGCGATACTTGATGAAATACAATCCACATGATTATCAGCGGTATGCCGCCGAGTTCATAATCGCTCACCCCGTTGCAGCGCTTCTGCTGGATATGGGCTTAGGCAAAACGAGCATTACTCTGACGGCGATAAACGACCTGCTTTTCGACAGCTTTGAGATACATAAAGTTCTGGTAGTAGCGCCGCTGCGTGTGGCTCGTGATACCTGGTCGGCTGAAATCGAAAAGTGGGAGCATTTGAAGAATCTGCGGTACAGCGTGGTTGTAGGAATGGCGCAGGAGCGGATTTCAGCCCTCCTCACTCCTGCAGATATCTACATCATCAACCGTGAAAATATACAGTGGCTTGTGGAGGAAAGCGGACTGCCTTTCGATTTCGATATGGCGGTTATTGACGAGTTGAGTTCATTCAAAAATCATCAGTCAAAACGGTTCAGGGCTTTCATGAAAGTCAGGCCAAAGCTGAAACGCATAGTCGGGCTTACCGGTACTCCCGCCGGAAACGGTCTGATGGATTTATTTGCAGAGTTCAAGCTGCTGGATATGGGTGAGCGGCTTGGAAGGCTTATCGGGCAGTACCGAAACGCCTATTTTCAGCCGGACAAGCGGAACGGGATGGTGATTTACAGCTACAAGCCGCTTCCAAATGCCGAGCGGCAGATATACGACAAGATTTCGGATATCACGATTTCCATGAAAGCCACAGACCACCTCAAAATGCCCGAACTCGTGACTACGGAGTATATGGTTCGGCTTTCGGAAAAGGAAAAGGAGAAATACGACCGTCTGAAAAAAGAACTTGTACTCTCCACCGAAGATAACGAGGTTACTGCGGCTAATGCAGCTTCTCTTTCAAATAAGCTTTCGCAGATGGCGAACGGTGCGGTTTATTCCGATGACGAAAGCATTATCGAGATACACGACCGCAAGCTGGACGCATTGGAGGATATAATCGAAAGCATGAACGGGAAGCCACTCCTTGTTGCTTACTGGTTCAAGCACGATTTGGAGCGTATCAAGAAACGGTTTGATGTTCGTGAAATTCGGTCAAGCGTGGATATCTCCGACTGGAACAGCGGAAAAATCCCGGTTGCGCTTATACACCCTGCGTCAGCCGGACACGGATTGAACTTACAGAGCGGAGGTTCGACCCTGGTTTGGTTCGGGCTTACATGGAGCCTTGAACTGTATCAGCAGACAAATGCCCGATTGTGGCGGCAGGGGCAGACTGCGGATACGGTAGTCATACAGCACATAATCGCAAAAGGCACTATTGACGAGCAGATTATGAAAGCTCTGAAAACAAAGGACACAGCACAGGCGGCGATTATTATCGCAGTGAAAGCGGAGGTACATAAATGAATCCATATAAAGAACTGGCAAACGCGATAATCGTACAGGCGGTCAAGGATTACCGTGACGCCATGGAACGTCTGCGATATACACCGGACGATAAATCGGCACAGCACGACAAGCGGAGTATCGAAAATTTCTTCCGTTCAAACTGG